CCACTTGTATCGATTGGCTCCATTGGACCTCCTATTTTAGTTTAAACTCAAACTCCTTCATGCTGCCCCAGGTGGCCCCAACCTTCATTTCAATGGGCGTGGGTACGTCCCCCAGCCCGACGATATGTTCCATGATGGGGGCCGCCCAGCGTGCAAAGGGTATGATGAGGCCCTCCTGGACTTCCCACATTAGCGAGTCATGTATCTGCATGACCCAGAACGCTCCCCTATCCTCCACCCCCTGGCTCTCCAGCTCGACCATCGCCAGCTTGATGATGCCCTGTGCGCCTGCCTGGACAGGCATATTCGTGGCCTCACGCTCGGCTGCATTACGCACAGCGTCGACGTTGCTGCGGAGGGCAGGAGCGTACATGATGCGCCCAAACATGTCCTGGACGTACCCATTGCGGCGACCGAAGGCCATGGTCTCCTGGCGGTATGGGGTGAGCTCGGGCACGAGGTCACGAGTGAACCACTTGATGAAGTTCTTAGATAGGTCGAGTGTCCAGTCCTTCACCCCCTCCTCCATTAGTGTCTGTGTCAGTCCTTCAGGACTGATCCAATACACAACGCCAAATCCACCGCGCTTGGAACTATATCGCTTGAGTTGTAGTTCCTTGTTGGACTTGTCCTTAAATGACTCCACGGGTATGCTGAAGAACTTGCTAGCGTTCTCCGAATGAATGTCCTTGCCCTCGCGGAACATCTGGATCAACTTCGCAGCACTAGCAATGTGTGCGAAGACGCGCATCTCGATCTGTGAGTAGTCCATCTCGACGAATACGTAGCCAGGACGTGCATGGAACGCAGACCTGATTTCATTGCCAGCAGCACTATGAGCTGGAATGTTCTGAAGGTTGGGGTCCGCACTGCTCAGTCTGCCGGTGCCTGTACGAGTAGTCTTAAGCGTAGTGTGGATGGCGTTCTCTGGATCACCTGCTGCCCACACAACGAGAGGGTCTGCATATGTACCCTTGATCTTCTGAGCACCACGGTACTCCAGGACTAATGGCACTACAGGATGATCTACCTTCTTCAGCTCACGGTCATCAGTCGCGGGGAGCTTTGTCTTTGTGTGGTGGGTGACAGGGAACCTGATGCCCTTACTATCTCTGAGCTCGTTGTAGATGAGCTGAGCTACCTGTGGTCCACTGTTGGGGTTGACTGCATGGCCTGCGATCTCCATGATCTCAGCTGCGAGTCCTTGCATGTGGGCACCCATCTTGGCACCAATCACTTGTAGCTCTGGTGTGGAGACTACCATGCCACGAGCCATCATCTTGGATACCACTGTAAGCAGAGGAATGTCCATCTGATAGGCAACGAAGCTGAGGTCCTTCTCAGCTAGCAATGACTCAAGTACGTGCCATACCCTGAGAGTGGCATCTGCATCGCGTACTGCATAGTAGGTGGCATCGCCTGTTGGAAGGTCTCTGAGATAGGCATCAGGCATAGCTCCGAGTATTGCCTCGGCACTGTATCGCTCATCACTAGGTATCTTGTACCAGTCTGTATAAGGATCATACCCTTCATCCTTAGCTGCCTTGATGATACGTGTACGTGCCTTCGAGACAATGTGCAGTGGCTTGTGTGTGACCTGCCTGAGACCACCCTTTACTGCGTCCCACTCATCCTCTGTACGGGGACTAGCCTTGGGTAATCCAGTCAGCTCAGATACCTTCCACAGATACTCTAATGCCTTCTCATAGCGATACGATCCCGTGTACTCCATGTAGGACTTCATCTCCATGCCACAGAGACGTGCTGCGAGAGTCTTGAGGCTCTGTGGTAGCCCAAGGAGATAGGCACAGACCATGGTATCGATGATTACCTGACCCGGACTGACGTTGACATACTTGGAATCATAGAGCCAGTTGTGGACAATGAGCCTGTTGTGCTTGGCTACCTGAGCACTCAATTGGATTACCTTGTTAGCCTTTATGAGATGTCCTGCGCCAGGGGACATACTATACTGCCAAGACCACGGCTTTCCATCCTCTGCCTGCTCGGTATCTACAGCAATATCCTCACTGTCCTCAGTAAATATTGGCTGATAAGTAAGAGAGTATTGTGGGTTGGTGTACTCATCTACCACGTGTAGTTGCTGCCACGGTAGTCCATTGATAACCATACAGGCGGACTCGAAGTCCTCCTCTACGTAGCGCATGAGCTTGGGGTTGTGCAGACCCGCTGCTGGGTGGTAGCAGGGAATGACAACAGACCTATCATAGAGGAAGGGCTTACCATGTACATGGTCCATGGTCTCTGGTGGTAGACCACACCATGACCTAATGAGGTTGACTGAGACCCTACCCACGGCCAGGATGTACTTGGGTGCGAGGTCATTGACTTCCTGGTGAAGCCACTTCCTGGAGCAAATGTCAACCTCATCAGGCCGTGGCGTCCTGTTGTTAGGTGGCCTACACTTCACTATGTTAGTGATGTAGATGGCACTGCGGTCAACCCCACCTGATTGGAGCATCCTATCTAGTTCCATACCAGACTTACCCATGAAGGGCTTGCCCAACTTGTCCTCATTCTCACCGGGGGCCTCGCCGATGAGCATGATACCACCCGTAGTATATGGACCTGATCCAGGTACACCACCTGCACAGGTCTCATGGAGAGTACAGGTCTTACAGGTCCTGATGAGGTATGGGTCAATCATTTATTACCTCTATCTAAGGGAAGAGTCTACCACCACTCTTCCTGTATTCCCATTCATCCATCCGCTCTAGTTGTCGCACACTACCATCTGTAAGCAGCGTGTCCCATGATGGCAAGTAGTGCATGTCTGGTTGGCCTGGTGAACTGAGAGCCATTCCACGGAGAATCAGCTGAGCGTGCAGCATACGAAGCTGCAAGACTACATCACTGAACTCGACGAGCGCATTGGCGAGCTCAGCACGCTTCTCCGGCATTGAGCTGGATGATGCATCATGTACGATAGAGCGAGTCATCATGCCTAGCTCGTAGAGGATTATCTGCTGTCTCTCTGCGATGGACCTGATTCCAAAGACTTGAATCTCACGGCGTAGGTTATCGTCCGGTATCATTCATCCTCCTTGTTAAGAACGGGTAGTGACCTGATAGTCTCAAGTATAAACTCTAGTCCGTGCTTATTCAGTTTGGCTATTGCAGCAGTGCACGCCTCTACCAGAGTCTTACCACTTCCTAGTGATCTACCTGTTGTATACTCTGATATGGTATACCCACCAGGGTAACCTTTGGCATCAGGCTTTAGTAGGATTTTATGGCTCACCATCTTCACTTGCTCATACCCAGTAGGTGAACGGATAGGCTCACACTCAATCTCTTCCGCCCCATCTATGGTTAGAATCTTCATGACTCTCCCTGGATGTCCTTTACTAGGCTAGTTGCCTTCTTTTTACCCACTCCTGGTATCTCCATCCAGTCCTGAACAGACGCCAGGGTCATGTCAATAGGGCGTGGGAACCGTCTCTCCACCTGCTTGCTGAGGTCCACACCAATGCCATCCAGCTCGCGTGCCCACCGGCGTACCAGGGATGGACGCCTCATGTGGAACTCACGGAGAGGAGGGGTGTATACCATGTCAAGTACGTGGTGTGTCTCGGGTGGTTCCTGTGACATCGTGTACAGACGATGGATACGCTTGGCGGTGTCAGACACGCTGGTGGTGGTAATGATTCGTACGCCGATGTACCACTCAAGCTCGTCGAGGTAGGCATAGACCTGGTTGATATTCAGGGCAGGCTTGCGCGGAACCCAGCCAGACTTCGTACGCATGAGGACTGCGCCGGTAGTCTTGTGGTAGCGGAGGGCCTTGTCCTGTTCCCACACAACGAAGATGTTGTTGATCCCTGCCTGGAGTGCATCCTCCACCTGCTGGATGTGGTGTCCAGACTCAATACACCCCAGGAGGTCTCCTGTCTTCTTACGATCACCACACCAGCTGACGCCTGCACCTGCCCATGGACCAGACCAGAAGACATCACCGTGTGGGATTGGCATGCGTGCCACATCCCCCATGGGGAGGAGGGCCTTGTACAGGGGGTCATCGTTGGGGGCGGTGGTGACGAGGAGCATAGCCTATTCCTTATTTAAGTTTAAACTAAAATCCCAATCCTACCCCGCCAGGATAACCTCTTTTACGTACTGGAAGTTCGCCAACCCATCTTCCCAGGAAGTCCCTGCGGGGAGGGCAGCATTACGCCGGCTGTCCAGGAGACGGACGCCATAACGTGGGATCTCACCCTTCTTGTCCTCCCTGTACGTCTCCAGGACCTCAAGGACCATGCCCTTGGTGTCCTTATACCCTGAGAACTCCTGCTTGCCAGAGGTGAATCCGGTCTCTACCTTGTTCAGGAGGATGGTGTCCATAGTCTCTGAGGCAAAGGCTGCATCCCTGACCTGGAACAGGTCAGCGTAGATGATCCCATAACCAGGACGGTTGTTCTGGGTGAGCTTACCCATGTACCCCATCTGTGCTAGGACGTAGGCACCATCCCAGGTGTCGATAACGACAGTCCCTATACCCATGCCGTAGATGCCGATGACCAGCTCCATGAACTTCTGCCACGCCTTCATACACTGGTCCTGTGTGGCTCCCTGTGGGGCCCTACACTTGTACAGATACACTTCAGGGCCAGCAAGGTCGATCACGCCCTCCTCACCACCAATATCAAACTGGAAGTAGTAGATAGGGGGAGGGGCAGAGAGAGCAAAGTGAGTCTTACCAGACTTACCCAGCCCACCCACTGCGACAATGAGGCGGTGTGGAGGGGGAGTATTCTGGAGGATGAACCCAGCCTTGAGGAGGTCCGTGACTGTGGTGATGGGCGCTGCCTTGTATGCGTTGACCTTGATAGGTGGAGTGTACTTCTTGTCTGGGACTTTCTCTTCTTCAGCCAATATGACACCTTACTTTCATGATGGTGCAATCCCCTTCTTCTCCAATGATTTCCTTACTGCCAGCAGGAACTTCCATGCCTCGTCAACTTCCTCTTGTGTAAAAGATAGGTCTCTGCGCTCTACCATGAACGAGGGTGGCCGACTTGTAATGCATCCATAGAACATAACGGCCTTTGTAGCGCCTACCATTGAGCAGTAGGCCATGACCTGGTACAGCTCAAGTGGGTACTCACTCATGGGCTTCAGCGCAGTGAACTTGAACTTGACTTCTTGGACAGTGATCTCGCCAGTAGTAATATCAACGGTGTACCCATCAAGGTTACCGTAGATGTCGTCCTTACTAGCTTCCACATCCGTAACATATCCGATGTTGGGAAGACTACCTACATAGGAGCGGAGCAAGCCCTCCCACACACTGCCTGCTGCTGCCAGGCC